CAAACCTGATAGCTTTATCTGACCATTCGTGTGGGGCTAACGCTTCCCACAGTTTATGGGTGACAGTGACATCCTGCTCACAATAATCCTGCATTTCCTGCGACCATTCAGACCAATCGGTATTTTCCCCGAAGTCACCCTTCTCAACACCCAACCGGATGCCCCAGGCTTTCAATGAATGAGAGCCATAAAGCTTTTTGGGTAGGTGCTGAGCGTGGATGAAATCGTCATTCTTCAGGTCAGCCCGAATGAGGCGAGACAAAACAAGAGTGTCTGTCACCACCGCATCGGTGCTGAACTGAGGAAAAACCTTTCTAATTTGGGGTAGGTCAAATGCAATCCCATTATGCATTATGATTTCTGATGCCTGGGATAACTGCTCGATGCCTTCTAAAATGTTGTCTGGGCTGAAAACCCAGCGCTGACTGCTATCGTCTGCGTTCATTAAGGCTAGGCAGTGGATTTTGGTAGCGTCAAAGCCGTCTGTCTCAATATCGGCTATTAGCCTCAACGATGGTCGCCTGACCCTGACAGAGTGTTTCGTGCTTGGCGCTGTGCCAGCTTATCGATATTCATGTCAGCGATTTCTTCTAGGCTGTAGCCAATATCGCCAGCGATAGCAGCGACATAAAAAAGTACATCACCCAGCTCTAAGGCCAAATCGTTAGCCTGGTCAGCTGTTAGCTCTTCTGTCATGTCTTCACGCATGAAGTTGATTTCATCGTCACGATAAAGCTTCTTGACCTTCTCTGCCACCTCTCCAGCTTCACCTGTCAGACCCAGTGTCGGGTAAAGCAGTGAGCCTTTATAGAAGATGTAATCTGATGCTCTGTCTTGATAAGCATCAAGGGTCAACTCATCGTGTCCAATCATGTCTTCAAAATCTTCTGCTGTCATTTCGCCAAACTCCTTCATGTTTCACCTATTGGGCTAAGCTGTACTGTGCGTACATATTGTTTTGGGGGTCTTGGTAGGTAGTAATGTCCATGCCATCTTTGCGCAGCTCGGCAATGCGAGCAGCTAATCGATAGCAGCCATATTTTTCGAGTGCATCGATGGGGGTGATGGTTTTGCCAGCCTTTAGGTCGGCTCTAATTCTGTCACGCTGTGACATGGTGCGCTGTGTATTAAGCATCAGCATTTTCTCCTTGTTTATGGTTAGTGTCTGTTACCCCAGAATATTTGAGCAGTTCAGGCCAACTGACAGGAAATAGCTCGGAAATGATGCAATCTATCAAATAGGCTACCTCTGCTGTTTCAGCTTGGGAGTGATGGTCGAGCCTCTGGTTGCAGACCCTTGCAAAGGCATAAAGACTGCCTGACCAGTACCATTCTGTGTGGGTAGACTGCGGCAGTACCATTCTGGCCTGTTCTGGTGCTACGCCTAACGATAGTAGGTTTTCATAGCTTCCTATGGCTTCGCCATGCAGTTTAGCCAGAATATCATCAGCAGCTTTCTGGTCGCTGATAGCGCCTTCGCTGCCCTGCTTGTTGCTAGCCGCCCGACCTCGCCATTCATCAGGCTTAAAAAATTCTGGGTAGGTATCAACATATCGCCTACTGATTTCATTCCAGGCCATGCCCACTTGATGCTTGGCAAGCTGCCGAGCGACAAATATCGGGGCTTTAACCTTTAACTGCACGTAGCAGTGACTGAAAGGCGACCAGTGATTATGCTTCGCCAAATATTCAATTAAGCGATAATCTTTTTCTCGCCACGTATTAGTATGGGTATCGAAAGACACACGTGCCGCATTAACGACTGTCAAATCAGTTCCCATGCTATCCATGTAACTAACTTCAATCGAGTTCTTGATATCCTCGTAACTAAAGTCCAACGGGTTCTTCTTCAAAGTCTGTCTCTCCTTCATCAGTCTGTTCAGACAGGAAGCTCAGCTCCTGCTCAATCAGCCGACCAGTATCACGCTGGTAAACCAATGTTCCTGCGTGTCCGGTCTGTCCGGTGTATCGGTTCTTTAGGATTTTGATGTGTCGGATATCGCTATCTGGCTCATCGGGGTCTACTTGCAAACCAATGCAAGTGTCAGACAGCTGCGCTATCGCATGGCTGCCTCTGAGCTGGCTTAGGCTGACATTTGCGCCATCCTCATGGCCTCTACCATCTGGTCTGCGCAAGTGCGAAACCATGATGATGCCTATTCCTAGCTGAGAGCAAAGTGTACGCAATTTGGTACAAGCTGCGTCCAGCATCCTGCGTTCATCGCCCTCTTGGGCTGAAACAAGAATGGAAATGTGGTCGAGAATGACCCACTGGATGTCCAGCGCCTTCGCCATGTATTGTATTCGCTGGCATATCAAATCAACGTCCGAGCTGCCAAAGTGGTCGAACAGATAACAGGTTCTGTCACCGAACAAATCATCAAAGCCCTCTAGGACTTCTTCATCGGTGGCCTGTTCTCTATCTACCAGTAGGTTTTTGCTTAGGTGGATGCCCACCAGACCCAATAGGGTGCGCTTATTGCTTTCCTCTAGTGCTATCACCCCAACCTTCTGCTCATGCATTAAAAGGTGGTGGATAATTTCCTTACAGAAAGTTGTCTTCCCTGTACCACTTCCGGCACATATGGTCGTAAGCGTTTCCCGATGAAGACCACGCAGCACTTCGTTCAATTGGCTGTAAGGCCAAGTGATAGCGCTGGCTGCCTCATCGACAGTAATGGTATTGCGATAATCGCCAGCTGACTTGATGCCATCCGGCCTGAACTCTTTAGCGTTCCAAATCGCCTGTACCAGTTCTGAGCGTTTGCCTTGCAAGATAGCCTCATTGGCATCTTTAGCTGGCAAACTAGCTATTTTGGCTTTGCCAACCGGAAGCACTTCTGCCACCGCTTGAGCTGCCTTTTGTCCTGGCTCGTCCATGTCAAAACATATGACGACTTCATCAAAACCAGTGATGTAATCAAAGTTTTGCTTCACCGCACGTACAGCGCCAGCAGCCCCAGTAGGTACGCTGCAGACGCCATATTTGTGCTGGAAACAAGAGCTAAGAGCAATGCAATCAAGCTCTCCTTCGGTTAAGCAAAGCTTCTTGCCCTTGTTCCAGAGGTGTTGCCCAAACAAGGTCGCTTTAGATGTATCACCAATGAATTGGAATGATTTGTCTCTGCCACGAACCTTCTGCGCAACGACTTGCCCCTTGCTGTCTCGGTAGTTAGCAATCTGGACTGTCTCGCCTTGCGCATTAGTGCCTACCCAATAGGAAAACTTGGCACAGTCAGCTTCGGTCAGACCTCGTGCCGCCAGTGCTTTCGGTTCGCCTTTGAGTAGGCTTTTTTGTTTGGTTTGGTTTTGGTTTGAAATCTGCGCCTGTCCTGAGCCATCTGTCTGGCTATCGGATTGCGCTTCGTCTTCATAGTTTTGACAGGAGAAACAGTATGTGTGTCCATCATCGTAAACTCCTACTGCATCACTGCTGCCACACTTCTCGCATGACGCATGACCCACGAAGTTTGCCTTGGTATCAGGGCGGTTGGACTTCCGCTTTCTATTTCTCCTGCTCATGCGCTACGCCAACGAATAACGTGTATAGCGCTGGCCTAGCCTGTCAGTTTTCCATTCACTGACAATTTCATGCCCCTTCTGGCGCAAGTCGGCTATTCGTCTTGGTAGTGACCGCACACGATATAAATCGTTTGCTTCTACCCAGCTGATTGAACCTACATCACGCAGATGGTTCAGAATTTTCTGGTTCTGTGACATCACAGTTTGCTCCTTCTTCTAGCCATTCATCGGGGATGCGCTTGTTCGCATATTGAAAGCCATGCTTGTCGCACCACTGTGCGTAGCTCGTCTTTGAGCCTTTGTAGAGCTTGGCGTTTTCGTTGCTGAACACGAAGCGTATCTCGATGTCTGGTAATTGCTCTTTGATAAGCAAGTGCTTCTGTCTGTCGCTGACAGTGAAGCGACCCTTGCTCTCGATGTAAAAATAGCCGCCTTCTTTCGTTGGCAGCTTAAAGTCAGGTGTGTATGTGGATTGCCGCTTAGGCCATGTGTATTTCAACTTGTCTTCTTCAAAATGAACTGTCAGTCCTGCCGCCTCTATTTGTGCTGCGCATTTCTCTTCCAGACCACTCCTGTACCCCTGAACGAGGCC